CGGTTCTTTAGTTGTTTTATTGCGAATTAGTTTTGAATAATCATAAATTGTGTTATTTTGATTTGAATTTAAAATAAAAGATGATGTGATATTGTTATCGCCTGAATTGACAGAAGAAATATTTCCAACAATTCCAGACTCTTTAAAAAGAACCTCTTCTCCCTCTATAAAAGAATTGGAATTTAAATAATTAAAAGAGAGTTGTAGATCATTAATTTTTTCTACATAAATTCCAATGGTTTGACTAGATTTTCCAACAAATTCTTCTCCAATTAATAAATCACCAACTTTGTTTGTTGGGCCATTCAAATTAGTAATTACTAAATTTGGTAAATCAGGTGAATTTGTATCATTAGATTCAAAAATACCATAAATTTTTGTTACATCTGGCTCTAGTAAACAAATTTCCTCATCTTGAACTCTTGTTCCATAAGGATAATTTCCATAAGAAAGCCCATCATTTAAGGTGGTTGAGCCTATTCCAGAAGCAGAATACTTTGACTTATCAACTATTAATGTTTTAATTCTGTTTCTATTTTTGATTTTTGATTTTACATTAATTTTTCTTAATGTTGCGATCAATTTTGCCGAGCCATTGGAACCCAATCCATTAATTGTTAAAGTTTTAGAACCATTCGTAAAAACAAATTTATCTGAACTTAATGGTTCTGTAGTTCCATCTTGACGAATCAAAACATATCTCTCTTCATCAAAAGGTAAAAATGTTTCGTTTTCACTGTTTGAATCAATTGAACCCGTTGAGTTTGATGTAATCGTTACGTCAAATTGTTTCCGAATTGTTAGATAAGAATTTGTTAAATCTACTGATGATATATTTCTTTTTGGTAATTCTGTATAAAGTGCATTATCAGTTGAAGATTGTAAATTAGTGGTTAGAATTTTAAAATCTGATGGATTAATTGTGCTTGATGGAAGTGCTCCATCACAAATACCAGAAACTGTTGTTACGCCACTAATTGTAATAGAATTTAAAGATACCCCCTCAACTTTTGCGTAAGTAGTTGTTGTTACGCCAGGATTTGAAAAGGAAACTAAATTGCCAGTAGATGCAACTCCTACAAAATTTACATTGGTTGAAATTACAGTGCTAATTCCAGAAGAACCAGGAGTAATTGTAACTTGTCCAATTGTAGTGATTGGCGACTGAACTGTATCTGCTGTAAAAGTATATGCACTCCCAACAATACCATATAATGATTTTATATCACCTGTGGTATATGGCCTTACTTTTGTAGTAATTCTAGAATTTTCAATACCATTGAAAGATAATTTTTCACCAATAGAAAAATTACCTTGAGAACTGTAGACAATTATATTTCCACTATTTGTTACACTATTTCTTAAATATGCAATTGCCCCACTCTGAGAACCTTTAATTTGTGTTGGAACGGACAAAGTGATGGGTTCATTTAATTCTATAATTGTATAAGTTTGAATATCAAAAAGAGTAATGTCCCATTGATTTTGATTTAAGTTTGTTGTATTATATGAACCAGACTCTAAAGCAAAATCATAAACCCTAGCAAGTCCAATTTCATTTCCGGGAGCTGTAGTTTGTGAAGAACCAACTCTAGAATCACGAAGACTTACTGTATATGTTGTAGAAAGTCCAATGACTGGAGAACCATATACTCTATTCAGAGTAAATGTTGGTCCAGTAAAATAATTAATGGATTCATTTTCTAGTGTTTTTGCAGTTCTTGGTTTTGGAAAATCTAGAAAAACTGGACTAATAGTTTCAACTTCATATCCTCTAATATATGCTTTAAGAGGTGAAATTTTATATGTTCCTGTGCTTTCATTTGGAACATTTCCATTATATGTTAATTCCTTCATTTCCCTTAAAATTATTTAAAGTTTCTTTTGCAACTATATTTGGTGCATTTACAAAATAATCTCCAGATTCATCATAGGTTCTTCTTGCAAATTCTTGAGAAAGAATATTATATTCTGGAGTGTTATTGATAGAAATTAATCTCCCCTCTCTAACTTCCAAAAGTTGAACGAAATTTTCTACATCTGTAGATTCAATTGGAATTTTTGATAATTGAATAAACAGTGAAAATCTATCAGCTCCAGGTGCCGCATAATTGGAAAATCCTTGAGCATTATCATTTAAAGATGAATCTTCATATGAATTTTTAATATCTTCAAAAATTTTGAATCCAATTTTATAGCTAGGTCTATTTGAATATTGATCTAAGTATAAAATGTCTTTAAATGCATTTACAAAATATCCCCGAATAAAATATACACCTTCTTCAATAAAAACTCCAGAGCCAATTGCTGTTGCATTTTCGGAAATTGTAATTCCTATTCCTTCGCCAGCTTTTAGAGTAATTCCTAAATTTTCAAACTCATCACCTAAAGCAGCATCCTCATTCATTACAATCTTTTCGCCATCCAAAAATTTAGATTGCGAATTTGTATTTGAGTCTGAATTTAAATAACTTACATATATCGTAGTTTTGTTAATTTCCGAAGTACTTCTTGAAATATATGAATTTATAACAGCGGTTACTCCACTAACTTCGCCTTTTATTTGCTTTTTTGTTAAATATGGTAGATATACTTCAGGTGAGTATCCGTTGTACGTATCTTCTAAAATAACTGCATTTAAATCATTACGATATGAAATATTTCCAGGAATGACCGCAGAACCTTCTTTAAAAACGTGAGAACCAAAAAGTTCAATTTGATTTTGAAGAATTGTTTGTAATGTAGTTAATTCTCTTGCTTGAACTGGATAACCAGGTTTAAACAATACTTTATGATAACTTTTGTTTGGGTCAAAATCATCAAAATAAGGAGAAACGTTAAGATTAGTTTTCTGTGGCATAATCCTTGATTAGAATTGCAAAATAACTTTGATATCTTCTTTTTGATTTGGGGACCTTGTTATAGAAGGTCTATTGTCAACGTAAATAATATTTCCAGAATATTTTTTAACTTCCGGATTTGAAACTCCGTTAGTGAATGTCTGACCCAAATAATATGTTCTACTATTTATTGTTGTAGATACACCTGAGAAATTAGTATCAATACCCAGTGTTACACTTCCACCAACAATGCTTAAAGATCCACCGGATGAAGGCGATGAAGTAAACCGATTTAAGTTAAATCCATAATTTGGATTTGAGTTAAGTGTTCCATCCGTATTAAATCCAACTAAACTTTTATCCTGCCAATATTTTAAAATACCCGTGTTTTGATCATAAGAAACAACTCTTCCAACTGCAGTTGAACCTACTCCTACAGTTTGAGTAACTTTACTGTCAGCAGCAAAAACTGCACTACTATAGCCAGTTCCTACTAATTTTAAAGCATAAACCGCACTTGCTTGATCTAAGGTTAACTTAGAGAACGCATCGTATGCTTGTGGATTTTCTACTATTCCAACTCTAGCAATTTGATTTCCAGTGATAAAATCTGGATTTTCTGTGCTATTTTCAATTCTAGAATAAATGAGAACATTATATGCTCCCAATTCGCGATATATGTCCGCCCCGTGACCACCTTGAGGTGGAATAATAACATTAAAAATTGGGACAGTAGATCCAGTAGGAACATTCCCCGATACAAGATCTACTGTTCCATAAGTATATCCAGAACCACCTTTTGAAACGGTAATGGATTCTACCTTTGAATCATTATTAATTACGATAGTTGCTTCTGCTCCAGTTCCATCCCCTCTTATAGGAACTCTAGTATAAGTTTGATTCGCAGTTCCAATTCCAGTTCCACGATTTACTATGGTAATAATTTTTAGTTGTTCACTAGTTGCCGCATTGTTACGAACGGGTGCATTTTCGGAACTAGAATCCCAATTTAAAGGAACTGGTATAAAATTAGTAGAATCAAACTTAATGATATCACTTGGCTTGATAGTATAAAGATACTTCCAAATGTAGCCATCCCCACTTTCTCCAGCAGTTCTGGGCTCTAAATCAGTAAAAGTTGGTTGATCTAATGAGGGTTTTCCTGTTGGATTTTCTGGATCAGTTCCATTATGTAAACAAATATAAACTCTGTAATCTTCATTAATTACGTAATAATTTGCGGAATATAAATTTGTTGCCCCAGATGGCTTTGATGTATTAGTTCTACTAATATCGTGACGATACATATCATAAGTTACACCTGAAGTCCAAGAAATCTTACGAATCACCTGACGAATATCACCAGAAGAAATTTTCTTCAGTGCAATCATAGTGTCCCAATAATCATTCTCTTGTTCAAAACTATCCTTCGGTGATGGTGGATTTGAATCCCAATTTGATTGATAATCATTTGGATTCGGAAGACCTATAAAAGAATAATATGAATTACTAGAAGATGATGCTACGGAAACAAAATTTTTAGCATTCAAAATTCTAATTTGATCAGTTATGATTGCTGCCATTTTACAGAGTTTTTTATCTATTTATGAAATGTAATTGATGTATTTTAATGGAGAGTATCTCTCTACAATTGGAGAGGTTGAAATTCCAGATAAACCATTATTATATGCAATGAATTCTTTTGAGTTATCTCTCTCTGGAGCAGATATTCTTCCCCAGCTATATTCTCCATAATAACTACTATATCCAAGTCCAGTTAAATTATTATAATTTTGAACACTTACAACTACTCTTGCAACATAAGTCAGACCCATTCCAGTCACACTAGTTTGGGCAATTGAAACGGATGAAACTTGATATATGTTATCTAAGAATGTAGAACCAATTCCCACAATTGAATTTGTCAAGCTTAAAGAAGTGACTCCATTTCCTATGTTGGAATTGAAAACAACAAAATAATAATTAGTCTGTATTCCACTTATTGTGATCGCAGTTCCAACAATTGATGAATCCCTTAAGAATGAATTTTTTGGAATTACTAGATCAAATACGATTCCAGTAGATGCAACACCAACAGAAGTTGTTGAAACTCCAGAAATAATTCCAAAATCTCCAGTATATGAGATTGGAGAAATTTCTTCAATATAATCTGAATATTTTGGTTCTTCAATTAAAACTTCAGGTATACTCGTATATCCTATTCCAGATGAATTGATGACGATAGAGGTTACTATTCCAGATGTAATAAAGGAAGTAGCTGTTGCTCTTTGAGTAGTTCCATAACCAATTGAATTTGAAATGGTAACTAAAGGAGGATTTTTATATCCTTTTCCACCATTTACAATAGAAATTGAACTTATTGTTCCACCGACTGAAACTATTGCTGTTGCAGACGCACCAATTAAAGATTCTTGAGAAATAATTTTAATTTTATTTCCTAAATTAGTATTTTCTTTTTGATTATCAAAGAAGGTTTTCACACTTTCTACAAATATTTCCGTAGATGAAGTTCCAACAGTTTTAATAATTCTAGTGTAAGGATAAATTAACGGCTCGTAAATATTTCTATTTTTACCTACAGATTTTCCATCAATAAATAAGTCCTCTGTTTGTCTGCACCATTTAACTGGTCTAGTATAATTTTCATTCAGTGAAATTCCTGGACCAAAATAAAGATTCGTATTTAGATTATCACTAGAACGAACTTCAGTCACAATTCTTTCATTTTGGCTATATGCCATATCATCATCGTTTAATTGAACCTTATCTCCAAGTTTGATACTTTCTAAAATATCAACAGTCACAATATCAATATCTGAAGTTCCTTGATAGAAAAGAATTTTTGATTTGTCGCCCGGTTTTGGTGGCTCGGTAAATGTGATATAACTTCCACCATTAAAAATATATCCTTCTTTAGGTACTTGAAGAATATCATTGATAAAAATTAATAAAGTTGCATCATTGTCAATCAAAGAACCACTCTTTGCTCTAATAGACTTTTGTTCACCATTTACAAAAATAGGAAATGAGACTGTTTTCCCATCAAAAAGAGAATCAATAGAGTCAATTACAAGAAGATCTCCTATACTCCACCCGGAAAATTTATTTGAATACGTTTCTTCAATTGTAATTTGAAACTCATTATATGAGAGAGATGTATTTGTAGGAATTCCTACTGTTCCTCCTATGGCAACGGTAAGAATTTCTCCTTTCTTATATCCATACCCAAAGTTTTTTATCTCAAAATCAATTACACTTGAACCTTGCCCAACTACAACATTAATCTTTGCTTGTGTTCCGACTCCTAAAGAAGAAGATGAACTATAAATTAAAGGTAAATTAGAATAAGATAGTGGTGAATCAAAAATTACAAGTGGTGGATTGGTTGAAGTATATCCTGTTCCAGGATTTGTAATTGATATTCCAACAATATGTCCATCTTGAATTGAGGCAGTTCCAATGTAAGTGATTTCCGAATTATAAACACTGGAAGTTGCAACTCCAACATTTACTGTCTGAATTCCAGAGCGATACCCAGATCCACTATTTCCGATACTGATTGATGAAATAGTTCCCAATCCAGAGATGACTGCGGTTCCTCCCGCAGAAACTAATGGCTGAAATCCAAATCCTTGCGTAGAACCAACGGAAACAATAATTCCACCTACAGGAATATTTGCAGTATTTACATCGTATGAAGTAGAAGAAATATTTCCTGTAAATTGTATACTTGTAATTCCCACACTTTCTTTTAATTCATAATCACCCAAAACACTTACGGGGAAAGAGTTTCTTTGTGGTCCTTGAAAAATTTCATTAATTAATATAACTGAATTTGAGGTAGAAATTCCCGTAATATTTGACCCATTGGAAGTTAAAGTAAATGAGGTAGTAAATCCAGAAAATTCTGATGATATATCATCAAAAATATAATTTTTTTCGTAAGGCTCTTCCGAACCATTCGAATTTGCAGATCTCATAAAAGTTCTTCCACTAAAAGAAGATGAGCTTGTCAAGCCTTCATAGTCTACGTCATTCGGATTTCCTGTGGTAGTTCCTATACCAATTTTACCATAAGGGGCAGTAGAAAAATGTATGGTGTTGTCTATTATGTTATAGTCACCAAAAACTTTTGTGATTACACTCCCACTTGAATGTGTTGAAATTCCCGTCCCCAACCAAGGGCGGGAAACCAAAAATACATTGGTGCTTCCAAAACCAACAGAATTGATTCTCATTATTTCGTCATTCACTTGAATCAAGTCTGCTCCAAAAAATGAGGTAATTCCAGAAACTTTAATTGTATTATCTGGAATTGAAACATCGTTAATTAACGTTGTAGTAATTGCTGTTGAGACTACCGGCGATTGAATGACATTATCAATTGTAATTAAAACTTTTGTATTCTGTTTTTTGGATGTAAATTTATGGCTTACACCAACACCAACAGAATTTAAAGTTAAAGGAATGGGTATCGTCTTTAATGCATTTTCTATGGTATCAGACAAACGAATTGAAATATTGTCAATTTTTATTGCATATACTG